TAGCCAGTTGATCCCGATCCGTGAATTCTCCCGATCCGATGTTCTCATCCTCACCTGCGACGTCCACGAGCAGCGCGTAATCCCGACCCGGCTCGGGCGCCCGCTGCCGCGCGTGCGTCCCGCGCATGAGCGCCTGGCGGGCATCGGGAAACAGGCCGCCTTCATGGTCGATCTCCTCCAGGTAATACTGCGTCTTGATCAGCGGATGACTCCGACCGAGCCGATCCACCTGATTCGCCACGTGCGCCGCGTACGCCGGAACCACCCGCGCCACCACATCCGCCGGATACTCGAACACCCGCCGCACCCCGTCTTTGGCTTGCTGGCGCAGCGCGGCTTGTTTTACGTGAAACAAGAGCGTGCTCGTCGTCCACGCCGTCCCCCACAAAACGGTTGTGGCGTTTGTGGAGGCCTTCATCGGCTCGAAGTCCTTGTCCCACTTCGCCGCCTTGATGTCCTGCGCCTCGTCGCCCTCCAGCAGCAACGAGGCCGTCGCCCCCACCACAGAGGCTTTCGGCTCCGCGCTGAAAAACATCGCCCGCGCCTCGCCGACCTCGACGACGTAGCCCGACCTATGCTTCACTCTCCCAGCGTGCCAGGGGGTCTTGAGACGATCCTTCAGCCTCTGCAGCGAGTTCAACGTCTGCGGCTTGAACGTCGGACTGGCCTTCACAATCTGCCCGCCAACGCGCTGGAAGATCGTCAGCAGATACGCCTCGATCTGCGCGCTCAGCTCGTTCTTGCCCGCCTGCCTCGACATCTCGACGACAAAAGTCAGACCCTCGCCAGCGACCACGCTCCTTACGATGGCCGCGCCCGCCTCGAGCTGATACGCGCGCAATTCGCGCCGCGTGACGTAACGGCTGTACGCGCCGATGCTGGACAGCGCGTGCCGGGTTGCCTGTACGAGCGGATCGATTGGATCTCCCGTGCATCCCTAGCGCCCTCTAGGTGTCGTGTTCTATTTCCGCTATCGCCTGCCGCGCCATCTTCAACTCCAACTCCAACTCGTCAATCCGCCGCGCCAGCGTCGGCACAATCCCCGCCCTTCTCTTCTCCTCACGCAATTCCGCTTCCTTCTCGCCGAGTTCCCTCTGCTGCGCCGCGACCAGCGCCGCGAACCCGTTCACCAGCGCCAGCGCCGCCTGCGCCTCCGCCTGTTTCGCCTCCGCCACCTGCTTCGGCCGCGCACTACGCGCCGCGTAGATCGCCCCGGCCAGGATAATCAATTGCAGCGCCACGGGAATGTAAGGAGTCAACTCAATCATCCGTGTCCATCCGTGTCATCCGTGGTTACAGACGCACCCCAAGCTCCTGACTCATCATGTCCAGCACTTGATTCAGCGCCCCCGTCAGCTCGCGATTCGTATCCCCCTGCCCGCGATACGCGATCAGCCGGCCGAGCGTCGCCGTATTCTGCCGAAACAGATCGAACGCCGCCAGCTTGCGCGCCTCCACATCCGGGTCGTCGTTCCCGTTCAGCCGGCGCAGATACGCGCCGAGGTCTTGTTGTTTGGCGTACAACTCAAGGATCAGATCGTCGAGAGTGGGAATCGGCGAGGGGGCCGGCGACACCTGTGCACCTGACACCTGTGCACCTGACACCTGTACACCGGCCCCGTCTGGAGGAGAAGCGGCAGCGTGGGCGCCGCTGCCGCCATCAGCATCGAGGTGAGACCGCGACCGGCGGGCGTAGAAACCGTGTCGGCGGGCGTTTTGATTCCCCGCCGGCGCACCCCGTTTGCTGTTTTGAGAAGAAGGCATGGCCGACCCTTGGGCCGCCCATGCCCACGATGATCATAGAACACCTGTACCGCACCGTCAATTACAAACCTATTACAAGACCGTGCCAGCACGCACAAAAGGCACGAACCGAACCAAACCTTAACAATTCAAGACGCCCCGAAAACCCGGAAACAAAAAGCCGAGCGAAGGAATCTATTCTCCGCTCGGCCCAGGGAAGGCGGCCGCCCGCCGACACTTCCATTGTAGAACGCCCGTTCAAATCCGTCAATTCACCTCATCCGCTGTTAGAAAGCTGCCGCCACAACTCCCCCCGCGTCCGATCCCGGCTGTACGCCCAGCACACCAGCCGCGTCACATCATTCGCCAGGTCCCGATCCCACAGCGTGCAGTGCCCCGTCACCGGAGCCCCTGACACCGGAGCCCCTGACACCAGATACACACACGTCCCGCAACACTGCGGCTGCGGCCGATCGAGCACCAACAGGCGCACGCGGCTACTCCGATCGCTCCTCGTACACGACGGGAGAGGAGCCGGGGGTGAGGGCTGGCATGTCCGCAGAAATGACCTCGAACCGATCCCCGTCCACCCGGCAGCCGACAATCAAGATTGCCAGAAGTCCCCCGGTCGTGTTGGCCGCGCGCACCGTCAGCCCGGCGCTCTGGCAATAGTTGATGGCACTTGCCAGCATGTCAAGCGCCGCCTGGGGCGTGAGTTCTGGCAACTCGCGCCCTTTCCTTGTTGCGCTCATATGCCACTCTCCTTTCAGGCATTCTGGCAAATAACTCGCTGGCACGCCCGCCCGGCCGGCTCTGGCGGCTTTTGCCAGACCCCCGGCGCCAGTGCCAGCGCCGGCCGCGGTGGGTGATCTCATTCCGCCAGCGCGTGCGGAGGGCTGGCAACGGCTCGGCGGTTGCCAGCAACGCCGGCCCCTCGCTGCTGGCAATCCACGCCTCGATCAGGTTGTGCGCTTCTTCGTCGCTTTTGGGGCGGACGTCGGCCCCTCAACCGCCATCTCCACATCCGGCGACTTGCCCGCATTCGCGTTGTTCGTGCTCGGACGATATCCGGCCATGAAGCCCGCGACCATCTCCGCCTGCCGGTGCGCCGCCGCCTCCGGCACCGCGCCCGCCGCCACCTGAGCCGCGTTCTGGCGCAGGTGATCCGCCAACTGCCACTCGAGCTCGTCCGAAAGCGCCCGCTGCGCGTCCCGGATCGACTGTCTCGGATCGAACAGGTGTGCCAGCACGATCGCCGCCACATTCGAAATGACGATCGCCGGCACGACAAACACCGCCACCGTCTCGACCGCACCCGCATACTGCTCGCCGCCGGCCACCAGCAGCGTATCCCCGATAACCGCCGCCGTGATCCCGATCAGGCACACGACGACCATCAGCATGCCAATCGTGCGCTGCGCGCCGCCGCGCGCAGTGCGCGTCGTCCAGAACAGCCAGGCAATCAGCCCCACGTCCAGACCGAACAACGCCGCCACCCCCAGGATCATCATCTCCGGCGGCAGCGTCGACGTCACCAGGTGCACGCTGCGCGCCGCCGTGAAAATCAGCAGCGCCCCAGCCACGATCCACAACAAGATCGCTCCCCCGTTATCCCGACTCAGCTTCTCCATCTCGATTTCCTCCTGTCAGAGATTGATACACCACTGCGCCGACGACCACCATGATCGCCAGCGCCCGCACGATAGGATGCGCCGCCGGCAGCAGCACGCCCGCCATCCACGCGAGCGCGCCGGCCAGCAGCAGCCCGCCAAAGCCCGCGCCAATCCGCGCCACGAACCCTACCGGCACCACCAGCAGCACACCCGCTGGCAGCAGCGCCGGCACATCACCGCCGAAACTCGCCCACACCGGCCCGAACGAGACCGCCACACCGGCCACACACGCGACCACACACGCCACCCGCACCAGCACGAACGCAAACGGCTTGATCGCCTGGAACGCAACCGACAGCGCGGCCAGGCCGAGCGCCAGCACGACCGCCGCCGCACCGATCACCGCCACCCCCAGCGCGGCCAGGCCGAGCGCCAGCGCCGCCAGCGCCGCCGCCGCAAACACCACCGCCCGCACCAGCGCATCCAACGCCATCCCCACCAACGCACCCATCCGTGTCTATCCGTGTCATCCGTGGTTAAAAACACACCGGCCTGGCAACGCCCAACCGCCAGGCCGGTGCAGGGCTTGCGCGCCATGATACACTTACGCAAGCCCACACGCCGGTCTCGTCGGCGTCTCGGGTCAGGCCGGCGAGGTGTTCCCGCACCCCGCCGGCCGCATCCGTGAAGTCAGTTCAGTAGCGATCCCACTTCATCGCCTCGCTTTCAGACTCTTGCTCGACGAACTGCTCCAGATAGTCCGCCATCTGCAGCGCGAGCGTGTCCGAAAGGTGAATGACCCGCGAGCCTTCCGGCACGTCCACCGCCTCGCCATACCTGTACGCCGACCGCAGCATCCGCACGATCTCCGCCAGACTCCACTCAGCCATGTGACTCCTCCTATCCGTCGAATTCACCCGATCCGCTGTTTCAAAACAACTTCGGCTGCTCCGCAACCGGCCAGATCAACAGCCACACGTGATCCAGCGTCTCGTGCTCCACCTTCTGATGCCGCCCCGGCTCAGGGATGCCACCGGTCGCCCGCTGCAAGGCCAGCACGATCCGATCTACCTCGTCTTCCGTCGCCCATCGCTTCGGATGCGCCACACGCAGCACGTGTGTCCCCGCGCCCAGGGTGTGACTGATCGCCAGCCCCCCCAGGTACAGATTGCCCGAGCGCGGCTGAACCAATAGCGCCTCCAGGATTTGCGCAATCGCGCCCAGCTTCTCGTCACTCATCATCATCGTCCCTCTCGCTTTCCAACGCCTCGATCCGCCTCAACACACCCGCGAACCGAGAGCGCCATGCACTCCAGTCCGTTCCCCCTCGAGCTGGTTCAACCGGCGTCATCGGCGCCGTCTCATCCCCCTCGATCTTCGCTGCCACGAAGCGCCCCACCGCGTTGATCGTCCGACCGCGCGGACTCTCCGCATACACCCACCAGGCCAGGATCTGCAGCTCGACCCAGCGCGCAGAATCCCCCCGGTTGAGGGCCACGCCCACCACCTGCCGGGCGCGCGCCCGCGTCACCCCGCCCACCTCGTTGTACAGCACGTCGGCCAGCCGCTCCAGGTCTGACGCGGAATTTTTCCTCGTCAGATCGGGGGGTAGTAGTGGTTCCCTCACTAGCTCTGCGGTCTCTTCAATTAGACTACTACTACTACTACCGCTGAGGCGGAATTTTTCCGCCTCAACATAATCTTCCAGGCCCGGCAAGGACAACTGCCGTGCCTTGTCAGTCAGCACCCACCGCGGATGCCGGCCAGGACCCAGCGCGGCCGTGTACCCGTCGCTCTCCATCGCCCGCAGCGCATCGCTAACACTGTCCCGGTGACACCCGATCTCCCCCGCGATGTCCACCGCCAGCAGCGGCCCCACCGAGCCGGCCAGCACCAGCCACACATGCAGCCGCAAACCCCGATTATCCCGCACCAGTTGCTTGATCCGGTAGTCCATAGTTGCACTCTTGACGCCTGTGCTATACTATGGACAGCAGTTTGTCGCTGCTCGTTGTGTCGGTGGGCGCGCTTCCGGGGGAGGAAGCGCGTCCGTTTTGTCTCGCGCTCATGGTTTCTTCCTTTTGGCTTTTGCCCCTTTGGATTTTGGCGTTTGGGGTTTGGAGTTCGCGCTCGGCGCGCTGTCCCAGCCGCGCGGCAACTTGACGCGCGCCGCCTTGGCCAATGCCGTCACCTTCTGCGTCGCCGCGTCCACGGACGGCACACTCCACGGCGCAAGCCCCACGTGCTTCTTGAGCAGCGCACCCGCGATCAATGCGCCGCGCTCGTCGACGCTAGCTTTCTTCCAGGCCCGATCCTTCTCGCCACTCGTGCGCCCCGACAGGTCAAACCGAAACTCACGGTACAACAACTCCTGCAGCACAACCGGAATCACCGGCGCAAACGCCGGCGCCGCGTTCGACAGCAGCGTCCGCACCTGCTTCGCCCGCTCGCGCTTCGCCGCCTCCTGTGCCTTGGCCCGCTTCTCCCACGCCTCGAGCACGCGATGCTCCGGCTTAGGCTTCGCCTCCGGCGCAGCGGTCCTCATGGCCTTGCGCAGCGCCGGCAGATCCGTACTGCCGATGCTCACGAAGTCCGAGCCGGACACGGTAGACCTGTAGTGCGTCCGGTCCGTATCGGTCGCCGGCACGGTCCGCAACGATTCGTGCTTCGTCGCCAGCATACGCCGCGCTTTTTCCACCTTCCCCCAGTTGCGGCCGTCGAATACAACGCTGACCTTCTCCCCCTTCTGCGCCACCGAGATACCGTGCTCCTTGGCCACGCGCTGCGCTTCGACTTCCGACCAGGCGACCAGCTTCAGCTTGTAGCACTGCTTACGCACACACCCGCGATCCTGTTTATCTTGCGAATCGCAGCGCACGTTGAACGGGCAGCCCGTGCACGCTGGGACCGTCGGCACGTGCTGATTGCCCGTCTCGATGGGCTGACGCGGCCAGTCCAATGACTTCCAGGGCACCCAACGCAGGTGGTACCCATGCCCATCGACGTAGTGCTCGAGCTGAGCGTACAGCTCTCCATCCCGCTCATCCGGCTCCGCCTTCGCGATAGCCTTCGCCGCCGCGATCGCCGCCTTCGCGTCCACCTGCGCCAGGCTCTTGAGCGCCCGCGCGATGCGCTCCGGCAGCAAGCCCTGCTGCATCAGCTCGCGCATCTCCGCCGGTAACCTGAGCAGGCCCAGCAGATTCGAGACTGCGCCTTGCGTCCGCAGATTGAATAGCTTGCCCGCCTCGACCTGGCTCCCCCCAAACTGCTCGATGTACGCGTGCAGCGTCAGCGCCTTCTCGATTGCACTGGGATCCAGACGGTCCGCGTTCTCGGCAACCATCGCCTCAAACATTGCCCGATCATCGGCCTCTTGGATGAATACCGGGATCGACTCGCCCGGCCGGAAAACCAGCCAGGCCGCCAGCCGGCGATGGCCGAAGTGCTGCTGATACCGGCCGTTCCCCTCCGGATGCGAGCGCACCCGAAACGGCTGCAGCAGCCCGCGCTCGCGCACGTCCTCCAGATCAACCAACTGCTCCGGCGTGAACGCCACGCGCGACGCCGGCTGAAACGGATTCGCATCGATCAGCAGGGGATCGACCAGCATCAATCGTTCTTCGTCCATGGTTTCCTCCTCGCCAGGGCGCGACCACGCGACCACTCGACCGCTTCGCGCGACCACTCGACCATATGACCACGCCCTTGACACCCGTGCTATACTGTACTCAACGTGTGGCCCACGCTAGTGGGTCTGTTCGGCGGGCGCGTGCTCTTGGGCGAGAGCACGCGCCTTTCGCGCCTTGTCAACGCCTCTTGGCCGAGGCACGTACTCCGGCGGCGCGTTCAGCGCCACCAGCTTGCTTTCCTCGACGAGCGCCTGACCCCGCAGACCACTCGTGCCCGGACACGACACACCCACGATCCACTTGCCCGTAAACGTGTTGCTTACGTCGACCACCGGCCCGGTGATTCTGCCCACGAACTCGGGATCGCCGAGCAGGCCGACAGCCTGATTCGGACTGAATCCTCTGTGCTGCATGACGTTCCCTCCTTTCCTGCAACCACACCCGCTCACGGGTCCAGAATCGCAACCAGGCCCGCGAGTGCTCGATCTGCGCAAGCGGCGCGCACTCCTGCACCAGCCCGCGCAGACTCCGATACATATTCCGCCAGATCGTCCTGGCGTAATCCAACTCCAACTCCAAACTCACTTGCGCTCACCTCCTTTCTCCTTATTGCCTGACACCTGCAACCGGACGACCTCCACCTCATCCCGAAGCGTCAGCAGCATATGAGCCACCGCCTCCGTCCGGGTGTGCCCAGTCGCCTTCAATTCCCCGTAGCTGGCAATCCACCAGCTGCGAAAGCGCCTCACCTTCAATCCTATTGCCTTCTTTCCACTCACGTGCTAATCTCCTGTTGCCGGCTGCAGGACCAACCCCGCAGCCGGCTTCGCAGAACGCCACCGACGGGGGCGGCGCGCACTGCCAACCGCAGGCACGGCATCCCCATGCCGTGACAAAGGAATAAGTCCAATGACCCTCACCGCCGCCGCCGCCTCCTGGTTCGCCTCGCTGCGCCTACGAAGACGCAGCGCCAAAACCATCACCTGGTACGCCATGTGGCTCGACGATCTGCAACGCATGCTCATGTTCGACGACGTCGCGCAGGTCACGCTCGCAGATCTCCGTATCTGGCTCGCCGGCCTGCTCGCCCGCCAACTCTCGCCGGCCTCCGCGCACGGCGCCGCGCGGACCGTCAAAGCCTTCTTTCGCTGGTGCGTCGCCGAAGAATTGCGCCCCGACGACCCCACCCTTAGACTCGAAATGCCATCACTCCCCAAGCGCATCCCCAAGCCACTCTCACCCCAGGCCATCCAGCAACTCATCAACGTCGCCGCAGGATCGCACCATCCGGAGCGCGACCAGGCCTTGATCATGTTCCTCGTCGATTCGGGCGTGCGGCTAGGTGAGCTAGTGGGGTTGCAGGTGAACGACGTCGACCTGACCAGTTACTCGGCGGTCGTGTGTGGCAAAGGGGATCAAGAGCGGTTCGTCTTCTTTTCCGACGAGACCGCCCGCGTCTTGGCCGCCTGGCTCGCCATGCGCCCTGCCAGCGCGTCGAACCTGTTCGGACTGCGCTATCACTCCGTCGCCGGCCTGCTGCGCCGCCTGGCGAAGCGTGCCCACGTCGTCGAGCGAGTCCACCCCCACGCCCTGCGCAAGACCGCCGCCACGCGCTACGCCGAGACCGTCGACGTGCACACCCTCAAGCAGCTCTTCGGCTGGCAGCAGCTCGAGACGTCCGAGCACTACGTCAGCCACAGCCGCGCCCGCCTCGCCGAGCGCGCCCGGGCCGCACTGCAAAGCAAGTAGTGGCGTGCCGGCTCATCCCGCTTCGCTCGATCATCCCGCGCTTCGCGCAGAGTAGCCGACTGATTCGGTATCAGTTGTGTGCGGCTTGACAGGGGATGTACAATAGAAGACGCCCCACATCGCACTTGCCGGAAGTCCCCCCACCCGACTGACTTCGGATCAGTAGGCTGGGTGTTCGATTCACCCCGGGGGCATTCCGGCTATTCGGTTTTTAACGTCCGCTCGTCGTCTGCCTGTCCACGGTCAAGACGGCGACGGCCCGCATGGGCCGAGTAGCTGGACGCCCGGTCAGTCGGCAGACTGGCCGGGCGCTTTCTTCTTGTGCGCAGTGTTGTAGAGGCGATCCGACCAGCGCTCGAGCTTCATGCTCAACCGGATCGCCAGCGAGCGAGGACGACCACACCACGGATCGGTCACGTGGTCGATCCGAATGCTGAGGCGCAAAATGTAGAGGGAAAGACGGTCGAGGAGCTTAGGCATGTTTCTTCACGTGCGTGTTGGGGGTGCGCTCCGCGAGCAGCGCGTCGACCGACCTGCGCTCGATGATATACGGCATCGTACGGCCACCGGCCAACTTGCGCGCGTTCAGCTTGCCGCGCTCGATCAGCCGCAGCACCGTTCGCACGTGCACGCCCAGGAGTTCCGCCGCTTCGGCCGTAGTGACCGGCGGAAGCGGTTCCGCCTTGGGTTGTCTCACCTTAGACATGCCGTCATTATAAAACCATTTCCACGGAAGTCAAGTTAGAAATTTGTGCGATTCAGGTTTGCACATGAACGATTACCGAGCCGACAACAAGACCGTCTTCCGCTGGAGCCTCACCCTCGCCGTGCTGGGTGTGCTTGCGGGTTTGCTGGCGCGGGATTGGGGTTCGGTGGCTGCGGCGTGTGGGATTGGGTTGTACGGCTGGGCGCTGCGGCGAGGGTGGATCAAAGAGTAGGTCATCTGACTCTTGATCCATCGAGCATGCGCCGCGAGTTCCGCAAGCGACCAGCTCGGGCCACACAGGGCGCGCCCACGAGGCCAAATGGCCATACCCGGCCAACGTGAACCCGCCCGCGCCATTTGCTCAGCCGGCGACCGCGTGAGCGGCCAGCGCTTTCATCGTCCATAGCCGTCCAGCACCCGTCGCTCAGCCAGCCCCATGATCGCCAGTCTCGTGCTACCCGCCGCCCTCTGCCGCGCGAAAAGCAACAGCCGCGCTTTTCCTTCGGCGGCTTTGCCATGTGTTCAGCCAGGGGTATCTCTCGTCCAGCGCCGTTGGAACTGTCTCTCGGCCGGCGTTTCCCGCGCATCAGGCATCACGGTTGGCTAACATCCGTGGGAGAAAGATACCGACTCCCCCCCCGCCCCCAAAGGGGGAGCTTCGCTTGGGGCCGCTTGTTCCGCACACGCCGATCGCATTCACCAGGGGCGGGGCTACGGGCCGAAGCGGCCCGTTGCGGGGGCGCGGCCGGCGTCCCGCGCATGCGCGTGCGTCCGCGCCCCCGCCGCGCGAAACAAATCGCGCGCCCCGCCCCTTCTCGCCACGCCCCTCCGATCATCCGAGCAATCCGCGTCCATTGTTTCCAGAAAAAAGCCCTCCCTCGCCGCATACACCCTTGACAAGCGCCTTGCTGTGTGCTAGACTCAGCGCAGGAGGAAACCATGACCTACGGATACGCCTCGTCGGAACCCACGCTCACCCTCAATCTCACCCCCGAGCAGCGAAAGGCCGGACGCGATCTCGCCCGCCTGCTCGGCCTGGCCCAGACGCGCGGCGCCACCGCCGGCGAAGGCAGCCTGAGCAAGCTCATCACCGCCATTGCGCAACACGCGGCCGACCACAACGCCCGCGACACCGCCAGCCGTCTGGGCTGGACCCGACGCGTCACGCCGGCCGTGGCGTGGAAGCACCACACCATGGTCATGATCGAAGACACGCTGATCCCGCAGCTCATCGCCGTGGCAAAGTACGCCGGCCACACGCGACACACCGGGCAGGCCGATCGCATCGGAGAGGGCAGCGCCAACGCATTGATTGCCAGCATCGCCCAGCACGCGCACGACCACGGCCCCGAGGCCACCGCGCGCAAATTGAAGTGGCTCGTGAATTAGGCAGCCACGGAAAAAACCCAGATGGCCGACGGCGCGCGCGACCCGGCGGCCCTTGACAGGCGACCCAAAAACGGTTTTAGAAAAGTGTGGGGGGGTCTCTGAAAATTATACCGTTTTTGGGTACCCCGCCTGTCAAGGGTACGGAGGCCCCGCCGGGTACCCCGCGCGCGCCGTCGGCCAAAAACCGAATGCAACGGATCAAAAACCCCGGTCAGCACCATGGCCGGCGAGCATTCCTCCCCTGCCAGTGCACCTCTCGCCAAAGTTCTTGAAAAACCAAGCTCTGGAAAAAGCAAGCTCTTGTACAACCACGTTCCAGGACTCACGCGCGCATCAGGCGTCACGGTAGGCCGGCATCCGTGGGAGGTGGAAGGCGGGCACCCCGCGCGCGCCCTATGACAAGCGACCCAAAAACGCTATAGAAAAATTGTGGGGGGGCATCCACAATTATAGCGTTTTTGGGTACCCCGCTTGTCAAGGGCCGGAAGACCTCGCGCGCGGCCCGCCGTTTCGTGCCCCGGTCAGCGCCACAGCCGGCAAGGACACTTCCCCTGCCAGTGCTCCTCTCGCCAAAGGTGGATCACAGCGCCTCGCCGACACCAGCGTCCTCTTCCCCGCCGGCTTTCCCCCTTTCTTGGGTGGGGGGGTGGGGGCGCGTCCCCGGCGCTCCTTGCCTCGGTCCGGCGCCCCGTTGCTGTGTGCTTGTGCCTTTTTTCTCGCCTGTCCTTTTGTCCTGTTGCTTTTTGCTGTGCGTTGTGGTATCCTTGTTGCGTTGGTGGGTGTTGTGGGTCGCTTCGCTCTTCGGGGCTTTTGCTGTGTGTGGGGGTGCGCTGTGGTTGCTTCCTCTTTCTCGCTTTCGTCGGTTGCTTCCTCGTCGTTCTCGGTCTCTCCGGGTCTGTCCGCTGCGGCCGGGTTCCTCCGGCGCTGGGCGCGCCGGCTGGGCGGGGCGGGCTGCTTCCGCGTGGGCGCCTCCTGGCGCTCTGCCCGCTTCGTGCTGGTGTTCCCGTCCGCTCGTGTGGCTGCCCGGTTCGCCGCCTCGCCACTGTTCGGCGCGTTCTGGCGCCTGGCCTGGTCGGCGGGCGGGTCGGCTGTGCCCGCCGGCGCTGTGTCCGGCCTGTCGGTCTCCCGGCGTGGGCGCGTGGTGGTGGTCTGGGGCTCGCCGCTCGTCTGGGGCTAGCGGCGTTTGTTTGGGGGTGTGCCGTGGGCGCTCTGTCTGGTCTGTCCTTCTCCGCTGTCGGGTTCTGTGGCCCGCGCTCCCTGCCGCCGGCCGGGTGTGCGTGGGTGTCTGCCGCCGCCGCCTCTGCTGTGGCGCGCGGCGCTGTCGTCGCCTCCGGCTGTGCTGTTGGCGCCGATGCCGCCGCGCTTTCCGGCGCGGGCGGCGCGGGCGGCCTGCCGCGCGTCTTCGCCGTCGGCTCGCTCGCCGGCGCGGGCTTTCCCGCGCCCGGCGTGCCGGCTGCCGTCGCGGCTGCCGCTGCCGCCAGCGCGTCCGTGCGGTGGTTGGCCGGCGGCCCGCTGTCCGTGCCCCTGCCCGCTCGTCTGGCCGGCCGCTCGCTCGCGCTCGTGCGTTGGCTGTCGCGCGCCGGCGGCGTGCTCGTGTGCGCGGCCTCGTCCCTGCCGTCGCGCGCCTTCGGTCCGGGGCCGTTCCCCTCTTGCGGCTCCGGCTCCTGGTCGTCCGTCGCGGCGGCGGTGTTGGCCGGCGTGCCGGTGGCCGTCGCGCCCTTCGGCGTCGCGCCGGCGTCCTTCCCGCTCCTGCCCGGCGGCGGCTCGTGGGCGCCTGCGGGGGTGGTGTTGGCCGGCGTGTCGCTGTGGTCGCCGGCCGGCGTGGCTCTCCGCCTGCCGGGGTTCGGGGTGTGAGGAGGATATAAATGTTGGGGCTCCGGGGTGTGTGGGGTGTTGGGAAAGACAAGCGCGTCCCTTGGCCGGCGGGGGGTTGCCGCTGGCCGGGGCGCGTGGCGAGCCTACCAGCGGGCTTCGCTGCGGAGCGCGCCAGAATCGCCCGGCGAACAAAGCCGCCGGGCGGGCGCGCCCGCAGACTGCCCGCTTTGGCCGTGTGGAAAGAGGACGCGCGCGGAAAAGCAAAAGCCGCGCGCGGAGTTAGCAGCAAAAGCAAAAGCAAAATCAAAAGCGAAAGGGGATTGAAATGACTAGCGAACAGAGGAAAGAGATCGCCTACAGGCGATGGAACGAAGCCGGCCAGGTGGGCGAGCCGGAAGACTACGCGCCGCGCTGCGTGCACGGCGCGCCGTGGGAGTGCGAGGAGTGCCAGGAGGAGGAGAAATGATACCGCTCTCGTATGTGTGGGATCGTGCTCGTGATCATCGCGCCGTTGTGTTCGGGTGGAGGCCGAGTATCCGCGCCGATTGCGTCGCCGTCGCCATGTTCGAGGCGATGGCGCAGGCGCAGGCATTCGCCCGCGCCGTGAGCCGGGCCGCCATCATTCGCCGCTGCTGGTTGTCGGGCTTGTGGCTTGTTTCCGTGCCCGTGCCGCGTGTTAGGTGGTTGCCGCTCGTGGACTTCGGCGCGCCGTCCGATTTCCGTATCACGCTCGCCGGAGCGTGCTAACCCTGCATCCGTGAAAGGAACCTGTAGCCATGTACAAGCAGATTCGCCGCCGAGACCGCATCACCCCCGCCGACGACGCGCGCGCCAACGCCGTCATCGACGCCGCTGTGGAACAGTATCAGTTATCGCTGCTCTTTGGTGGTAAGCCCGCCAAAGTAGTCCCCCCGGCGATGACCGACATTCACTATGCCAAGATCATCAGCGAGGCGAGGATGAGCAACTATGTACCCTTTATTCGCCTTCGGGGTAAATGGCTGATGCGCGCCGGGTTTGAAAGTGGCAACCAAATCAGCATCGAAATCGGCGAACCCGGAACGCTCATTATCCGCAAGGTCGAAGCCGGCGCGTAGCCGGCACAAAGCGCCCGGCCTACGGATGAGGCCGTAGGCCGGGCAGGACACCAAGGAGGAAACCCAATGTCCGCCCAGATTGTAGCAGATTCTCTCATACTCGTCGCCGTTGACCCGCAACAGTTGCACGCCCAGGCACGCGCGCTGCACCACCAGGCGCGCCAGCTCGAGCGCACCGCCACACAAATCGAGCTTGCCGCCGAGTACGCGCGCATCGCGCAGAGCTTCGAGCTGTGGCAAGAGCAGCATAGCGACGACTTCGCACCATTCGACGAGTTCCCGGAGTTCAGGCGGATGTGCGACCTCGAAAGCGAGTTGGGGATATGACCCGCCGCGATCCCGTCACCAATGACCGCTTCGAAATGCTCGCCGAGCAGTGGCGCGGACGCTACGACGTGCACTACTTCCGCGACCAGGACCACGCGCAAGCGTGGATCGCCGCCACCCACAACCCGCGCATGATCGAGCCGCCCGCCGCGCGCGGGCGACTGAGATGGATCATCGACCACCAGGCCGAGGACGTGCCCGAGCCGACGCCGGAGCCTGACATCATCTACATGCACCGCCTGGAGTACGATCCCGTCTAGCCGCAGGCCCGGCGCCCCCGCGCCGGGCCATCACACCGAAAGGAGCCTAAGCCATGCCTACCGCGTTCGACGTTTACGAGTTCTACCTGCGCGCCGAAGACCTCCACGGCCGCACCATCGCCGCCACCGTCGCCGGCGTCGTCGTCAAAGAGCTTTGGGATCCCCGCATCAAGCGCAACGTGCCGCACCTGGTGCTGAGCTTCGTCGGCAAGAAAAAGCGGCTGCCGCTCAACAAGACGCAGGCCGCCGCCATGATCGCCACCGCCGGCACCGACGATTACAGCAAGTGGATCGGCGTCGCGGTCCTGCTCACGCCGACCGTCGCCAACAACAAGCAGAACACGATCGCCATCACCCCCGCCCCGGCCAGCGCCGGCGACGGCGAGGTCAGCGAGCCGCCCGAATCCGCCCCATCCGAGCAATCCGCGTAAAGCAAAGCACGCGAAACGCGCCGGCGCCCCCACGCCGGCGCGTCCCCGGCAAACGCCAAAAGCATCTGGGGCGCGGCGGCGTTCGTGTCCGGCAGGCCAAGCCCTTCTTGACGAGCGGCAGCTGCGCCGGGGGCGTCGGGCGAAACGACAGCAGCCGCCCGTCGCCCCCGGCGCGGAACCGGCGCGCCACATCTGTAAGGCCGGCGTGTCTCTCGCAACAGAACCAACAGCGCCATTCCCACCAGCCAGCGCCATACCCGGCCGGCGCACCAACGTTTGGTTTTTGAAAGCTTGGATTTTTAGGTTGGTTTGCAGCGGCGATCCTTTGCAAAAGTTCGCTCGTCTCACCGCGACCGGCGGGGGCGCGGCGCGCAGCGGCGGCCCAGGTCGAGGACTCCCCGCCGCCGACCCGCGCCGCACCGCCCCCGCCTGCCTCTTTTCGCGGTCGAGCACTCTCTTCGAAGCGAACCCTCGATCCCGGCCGGCGCCACACCTACAGCAGGCGCTTGTGTAGTCTGGCGCCGGGTGTGGGCAGTTGAAGCTTGAGCACGCTCAGCTCGGGGTTAGGCATGTGAAAGTGCGTGTGCACCTCGACGATCGGCGCGCCCGGCGTGGAGTTGTCGATCGTGATCCTGATGTCCGCCGACGGCAGTTCGGGATGCCGCTCGAACACCGGCGCCAGATAGTCCGACGCAAACACCGTCAGCAGGTCCGACAGCGTCCGCGTGTCCTGCGCGATCTGTTGTAAGATCCCTGCCTGGTCAAGCATGCTTCTTCCTCGTGCCCCACCCCGGCGGCAACTCGCCTTCGGCGCGATAGCCGGCCTTGCGCAGCGCTTCCCGCAGCCGCTTCCCCGGCCCGAACACCGCCGCCCGAAACTCATCCCGCGCATACATCGCCGTCAGGAAGCGCCCCACCATCTCCAACACCACATCCGACAGGTCCGCCACCGCCAGCAAGTCCTCGTACTCCGGCTGATCGACTATCCTCGGCACGCCACACCTCCTATCCGTGTCATCCGTGTTATCCGTGGTTTAGAACACCGCATACACAATCGCGCCCGTCAGAACCGCCGTATCCGCCGGATCCTCGAACGCCACCGCCACGCGCGCCCCCGCCACCAGCAGAGCACTCGAAATGTTCCGGCTGCATGGCACATCCTGCGCAAAGCCAAATCCGCCTTTGAGCGACAGCGTCGCCGTATACGCACCACTGTCGAAACTCTCGATCACCGCAAACATCGTCACGTCGTACCTCTTAACGTCAGTGTTTGCTTCAGTCCGTGAGGCCTCCGGTATTCTTCCGCCATCCCCACCACCCGCCACTTCTCCCCGTCCACCGTCACCACATCCCCCCGCTCCACGCCAAAATGCGGCAGTGTCGTGATCTTCCCGCTCCTGCGCTTTTCCTTCTGTACGATCAGCTCCGCCGTCGCCCGCGCCTGCACCAGCGCCAGCGTCGTCAAATGCCGATCCCGGATGTGCAGCGGCCGGGCGAAACTCGCCGGCGCGTACGCAAACGCCTCAGCCAGGTCCGTCCCCGTCCCGTATACGAAAATCTGATTGGCCGCCGCCGCATAGCCCTCCCGCGTCTCGATCACCCCGCCATGATTTGCAAAATCGTACGTCGACGCCGGCGAAGCGACCGCCACCACCGCCTGCAGCGTCCCCCCATCCATCTCCACCACGAACGGATAGTAATCCTGCAGCCGCGCCAACACCTGGTTGCCGCGCGTGCCCGGCGTCACCGTGAACGCCGTCAGCGTGTTCGACCAGGCGCTCGCCGAATCCACACTCACCGCATGAATGTCGCACCACGCCGCCAGGCGCTCGAGCAGCGAGCGCAGCGTCCCCGTCCAGGCCAGCGTGTACTCGCACACCCAGCGCGCCATGCGCCCGATCGCCGTTTCCGCCTTCACCGTGATCCGCGCCCCGTCGATGTCCACAGAAATGATCGCAAACTGATGCAACTCCACCCGCTCCGCGCCGATCACGCTCACCGCCCCCCGCGCCACATCGATCCGCCCCCCCTCCACCAGCAGCGCCGAGCTTGCCAGACTCCCGTCAGAATCGTGCAAGGTGACGGTGATTCGCTCGTCCGAGAAATCGTAGCGCACCACACTCAATCCGCTCAATTCTCCCGATCCGCTGTTCTCCGCCCGCCACACCTCGGCCGGCTTGATCAGATAAATGTACTTCCCGTGCTCCAGCAGCCGCACCCGCGCGAACTGCAGCGCCCGGATCTCCGTCGCCACATACTGCGAGAAAAACAAGCCATCATCCGAGCGCGCCAGGTACACCACATTCCCCGTGTCATGGTAGGCCTGATTCCAGGTCAGCCAGTAGTAGCCGTTGATTTTGGTTTGCGAGAGTTGAACCAGCGTGCGATTCGACGCATCGTAGATCGTCACGTTCAGCGCACTGTGCGTCTGCGTGTCCGCCGCCACCCACGCGCTCGCCGTCGCGTGCAGCAGCTTGATCGGCCGCGCCAGCAGGCTCGCCGACTCGCGCACCTGCAGCAGCGCCACCGTGTAATCGTCGCTGTCCGCCCGATACACGCCCGCCACCGAATCCGGCTCGTTGATGTCCGCGCCCGGATAATCGCCGATGCTCGCCCACGTGTTGGTCGACTCGTTGTAGCGCCACAGCAGCAGGTGATAGGTCTCCGGCGTCCCGTCCTCGTCGTAGGCGATCGCCACCCCGCCCCGCTGCGCGACCGCGCTCGAAATCCCGCCGAGCGCCGTCGACGTGCTGGTGATCGCGCCGGCGTAGGCCGCCGTGTCCGTGCTCCCCGACCACGTCGCCCCGTCGTCATCCGAATAGCGCCAATTCACATTGTTGCTCGCCAGCCAGGCCACCACCACGCGCCCGACCGCCCGAAAGATCACGATCCGCGTCGACGAACCCACCCCGCTGACCAACGCCTGCCACTGCGTCCAATTCGACACCGTGTCCGGCTCCGTGATGCGCATGAAGCGGAGGGTGCCCGCGTCGTTGCACACCCGAATGATCGCCGTGCCCGTGCTCACCGCGTCCCCGTCCCGCGTCACCGGCGCAATCCGCACCGCGTGCGCCGCGAACGCCGGCCAGTTGTTACTCTTCAGCGTCGCCGTGACACTGGGCTTAATCGCGCTCTGCTGCTGCGCCGTCGTCAGCGTGCTCGTCAACGTCTTCACTGTTCACTGATCACTGATGACTGATCACTGATGACTGATCACTGATGACTGATCACTGTCTGGGCACTCGCCTTCTGCGCTGCACCGGGATCCCCACATACCCCCCCGCCGCCTTCTTCCGAATCGCATTCAGTCCTGCCCGGAACTCGTTCAGACGCCGGAACGAAAAGCCCGCCAACTGCTTATAGGCGTCACTCTCGGCCGTCACCGTCTCGGTCAGGGCACTCGCCCGCGCGCTCGCCGCGTACGCACTCCCGCCCGTCACCAACATCTGCGCGTGCTCGCCGGGCAGCGTCGTGCTCGCCGCGGCGTCCAGGCCCTCCACCGTCTGCGCCCGCGTGAACCAAATCCGCGCCACGTCGTTGATCGCCGGCTCCGTGCCGCCGACCACGTACAAGATATTCCCCGGCCACAACTCGAACTCCCGCCAGCGCGCCGGATACTCCGGGTCCGCCGACGTGTACGGCAGCCACACCCGCGCCACATCGATCAGCCGCGCGAACGTCGTCGCCGACAAGGTCGCCTCGCGCGACGCGCTCGCAAACGTGTGCGTCGCAATCGCCTCGTCCGGGTTCACCGCGTTATAGTCCTCCAACGCCTGGCGCAACGCCTGGTCAAGGACGTCGTCTTCCCACGTCGCCACGCCCAGGTCCGACAGCTCCAACCGCAGCTTCTCCCGATACTGCAAAACGTTCATGTCCGTGATCCCTTCTGTCCGTGAGACTAGAAGTTAGCGATGACCCGAATAATGAAATTAGCGCCCGTCGGGTAACTCACGATCTTCCCCGCCCCATCCGTGACCCAAAAGAACAGATTGTAGTGCCCCTCCGTCAACACAAACTCAGCCGCGCCCGGGTAAAACGTCACCTTCCCCGTCGTCGCCGCCGTGATCGCCAACTTCGTCGGATTCGCCACCGTATCGTAACTCGCCAGCGGCGCCCCATCGTGCGCCTGGATGCGCATCTCGACCTTGCTCACCGCCGACAAGTCCACGGCCGTCCCGTCCGCCGTCAGTTGAAACTCAATCGGCTCCGTCGATCCAACCCGCCACGTCCACGTGCTATATGGCGCCGTCATGTCCGTGTCCCCTTCCGTCCGTGAGTCGAATCAGGCGCCGTCATGTCCGTGCTCCCTTCCGTCCGTGAGGATCAATCCGTCGTCCCATCCCGCACGCCTTTGTACTTCGTCGTCACCTTCGCCGCCCTCAACCCGATCGTCACCACCATCCCCCGCACCGTGCTCGTCACCCGCACCAACCCGATCGTGAACCCCGGCAATCCCGCCAGCATGTTCGGACCCGTCGTCCAGTTAAACAGCGAATCGTCGAAGGCAATCTCACTCTCGACCAACTCCCCCAGCGGCAGGAAGTCCTCCGGCAGCACATCCCCCGCCAGCGGCCAGGCCGCCCACTGATACAGCGTATCGTCGAACTCGACCCCCGCCTCCACCAACACCGGCAACGCCTGGAAGTCCATCACCAGGTCTTCAATCGCCCCCCGCAGCCAGCCTGGATCCGATTCATTCTCCCGATCCGCTGTTATCTCCCCCCACTCCGCCAGCGGCAGAAAGTCCTCCACATCCCCCGGCGTCAGCCAAAAAACCCAACCCGCCTCAGCAACCTCAGCGTCCTCAACCGCCTCAGCCAGCTCAGCGATCGGCGGCATCTCCTCGACAACGACCACATCCCCCGGCGTCAGCCAAAACGTGTAATCGTGCGCCTCGACGTCGTCGCCGATCTCCTCCTCGAGCATCCCCAGCGGCGGCATGACCTCGACGACCACCCCATCCGCCGGCGTCAGCCAGAAGACCCAATCGTGAAGTGTGTCGTCAAAGAACGCGTCGCCGGCCTCGAAGGCCGGCGCCGGCGGCATGTCCGGCGCAGGAGCAGCGCCCTGGTAATAGTGAGCCTGTAGCCGAATACTCACGGCGCGCTCACCTAATCAATGCTCAACAGCACCCAGTCAAAACTGCGCCCCGTGCCCGCCACTTGCTTTAGCGTACACACGATCTCGATGTTGGCTGGCACAGGCGGGCTGTACTTGTTGGGCATGGCTTGCACATTGGTATAGTTGGCCGGATAGGCCAGCCGCGAACTCGATCCGCTCAGTACCTTCGTCTTGATGCGCAGCTCCAACACGTCGCCGTTGGCCATGGCATTCGTGTCGACGACGAGCACGTAGGTCTTGCCCGTGGTGCTGGTGACCAGGGTGTGTTCTGTTCCGACCGTGGCCGCCTGTGTGCCGCTGCTGACAATTGCGAGCGTCATTCAATCCACTCCGTACACAAAGATGTCGATCAGCCGGTCGGTCACGTCGATGATCGAGCACTGCGCCCGCGCCGCCAGGCGCGTGCCGGCCGGAATGTTCACCCCCAGCGGCGGAAAAATCTGCGGCTGAATCAGATCGACCGACCCGCCGCAATTCAGCATGATATTCTCGATCAAGACCTGCTCCGCCCCGGCCGCGCCCACAGCCAGATCGGCCAGCCACAACGCGGTCGTCCGCAGCACGTTAGCCTGGTTGCCCATCGCGATCGTGAGCTGCCGGATCGGATTCGTCGTCGAGGCCACAATCTCACTATATGCGCCCTTCGTGTGAGCCGTGCCGCCCGGATCGATTTGCGTCCCACCGCTATCCGCTGTGCTTGCGCCGTAAGTCGTGATGCGCCCCAGGCCCGGCGGAGTGATGAAGCCCTCGCCGAGCAGAATAATCAAGATGCGGAGCGTGGCCGAAGCGCCCGACGACTGGACACGCGCGGATAGGCGCGTTCCGGCCGGAATGGAAATGGGCAGCAAATATCCGCATGCATCTATCGTCTGCGCTCCATCCCCGGATCCGGCGTACAAATTCTCGGCGATGATCGTCTCCGATCCGCTTGCGCCCACGGCGACATCCGTCAAATAATCCAGGTAGGATGACGAGCCATTGCTGAGGCTCACTAGCAGGCCATGCGCATCAAAGGCCGTGCTCGCCACCACCTCCGCATACGCCCCCTTCGTGTTGGCCGCGCCGCCCGTCATTAGCGTCCCGGTACTCGCCGCCGTGACCGCGCCGACCGTCTCGAAACGCTGCGCCTCAATCAAAGACCAGTCCATCAGCCTAGCTCCACGGGTTCGCCGACAGCCCGATACCGCGCACGCCCCAACAGCCGCATCAGCGCATTCGTCAAACGCTGCCGATTGGCGGCGCTCAGCGCATTGTAGGCCGTCTGGAACTCGGCGTAATCCGGATTCGTCGCCAAGTCCTGCAGTCTATCCACCGGAACCTTAGCCGGACGCGCCACAAACAGGCGCGCGCCTTCGTTCCACATCTCCTCGTCACCCGGCCGGCCGGCAAGCAAAGAGGCGACCTGATCCCCCGGCAAGGGATCGGCCACCACCTGGCCCACCGACACCAGCCGGCCCGTCGCGCTACTATAAACCGCATACCAGGCCATCGCGATCCTTCCAAAGAGGGGCAGGCCCGCGCCCGCCCCTCATCCGCTGAATTCACCCGATCCGCTGTTCTTACGTCTCGTCCCACTCCATATAGCCCGAGACCGTCGACGTCCCCGTCGCCGAGCGCAGCGACATCGTCGCCGCATTGCGGATCTCGATCATCGCCCTGGGATCGGTCGTCTGCCAGCGGTTGATCCCCCCGTTGGCGTTGACCCCCAGTAGTTTGAGCACATCATCCAGCGTCGGCTGCGTCGCCCACGTCGTGTTGACCGTGGAGGCCACCGCCGCCTGCTCGCCGCCGAGCGGTTCCGGCGTGATCGCGCCGCCGCCCGTCACCCCGCCGCTCGAGCGCGCCACCTGCACCGAATTCGCCGCGCTCGCCGTGCCCATCCCCGCGAACTCCACCAGGTACACATAGCCGCGCCGCGCCGAGGCCGAGACCAGCGTCATGAAATCCGCCGTCGTCGACAGAGCAACGTTATCCCTACGTGCCGACCAGCGTCCCATACCTCACCCCTTCCCCTTCGTGGGCACGGCATCCCTCGTGGGAGCGGCATCCCTATGCCGCGCCGCCCCGAGCTTCAGCGCCGCATCCTCCACCGTGATCGCCGCGATCAAGACCAGCACCAGCGTATTGACCGCCTCGCTCATCGCGGGCGGAATGCCCGGCAGCAGATGCGCCGCCACGGTCTGCGCGACCGCGAACACCGCCAGCAGAAACTTGCGCGACCGCAGCAAAGACTTCAGAGCGTCAAACATGGGAATCTCCTTGTTCGGCCAGGGTCTCCGACCCCGCCACTTTGATGTCCGCAGACATGCGCGCCTTCCGCTTCCCCGGCGCGCGCTCCGGCTCGATAGCAGTCACGACTTCAGTCGGCGGCGGCGCCGGCCGGTACGTCAGCTTCCGGCCATCCTTCACGACCAGCACCACCCGATCCGCGTACACCCGATGACCGAGCACCTCGTCGACGCCGACGCCCAACCCCTTGCAGGCCTCTTCGAGAGTCAGCATAGCTCCCTCCCGTCCGTGTTCCTTTCGTCCGTGGGATGAGGGTGGCCGCCACGCGACGCGGCCACCCCGATCCGCAAATTCTCCCGATCCGTTGTTCTACTCGTCCACGTCCACCGTCAGCACGATGCAGCCGTCCGTGGCCGTGGGCGTCGTGCCCGCCACAAAGTTCAGGTCGATCGCCACGATCGAGTCCGCGTCGACGTGCGCCGGGATCGCCACACTCCCGCCCAGCCCCGTCGTCTTATACGTGGCCGGCGTGCCGGCGGTGGCCACCGAGCACACCGCGGCCGCGATCGCCGTCCCGTCGTCGTTGACGTCGATGTTCGAGCTCGTCGGCGCGCCGGTGTACGTCTGCGGGCAGTACGACGCGCCCAGCAGCCAGAAACCCTTGATCGCCGTGAACTCGAACAACGGCGCCTGCGCCGCATTCGCGTCGAACGTGAAAGTCAACTGCGTCTTCATGATGTTGCGTCCTTTCTCCGTGTTCCTATCCGTCCATCCGAGTGATCCGTTGTCCCGATCCGCTGTTACGGCACGTTGTTCTTGTGCAGCGGCCGGAAGTCGATCACGCCTACGGTGTAAAAGTACCTGACCTTCACCGGCAGCGTGTCGTTGTGGAACATCAGGTAGCTGTTCGGGTCGGCCGCGATGAAGATCTCCGGCGTCTCCCCGAAGCGGAAGCCGCACCCGATGCCCGGCGCGATGCGCGGATCGATGCACGCCGCCCAGTCGTTCGCGTCGGTCCACTCCGGCACGACCACCACGTTGTCGTCGCGGAAGTTCTGATCCCGCCCGGCCACGTTCACGTCGTTCAGACTGCCGCCCGGCTCCTGCGAGCTGACGAACAGATTGACCGCCGTCTTGCGCACCTCGATCGGCACCATCACGATCGACGGCCGCATGCCCAGGCGCTTGCTCGAACTGAGCTCGGTCTGCTTGAACACCGCCTGCACCACCGCATCCCACTCGGTTGCAGACAGGGCCACCGTGCGCAGGTTGTTGTGCGAGGCGTGGAACAGCGCGAGGCCGTCGCCCAGCGTCGGCCCGGCACCGGACGCCTGCGTGAAGATCGTCGCCACTTCGTTCGACAGCGTGCGCAGCGCGGCGATGGCCATGCCCACCGGCACCGCGCGCCACTTCTCCGTATCGTCCCGGTCGATCATCTCAAGCGTCAGGCCCAGATAGCCGCCCTTCTTCAGCCAGTTGCTCGTCTCCCGGCTGTCGTCCCACACCAGTTCGGTGTAAGACGCGCCCTCGCCGATGGTCGGCAGATCGCCGAAGCCGCCGTAAGTCACCCAACTGACTTGCTGGATCGACTCGAACGAGCGCACCGCCACGATCTTCTGCCACCAGCGGTAATCCTGCAGGTTGCTCCACGTCGCATACACGGCCTTGTTGATCACGTTGCGCGTGAACTCCGCCATCGTGGTCGTGTTCGCGTTGGCGAACTGCACGCGGCCCGGGTTGTAGACGCCGCGCATCTCGCGGTCACCCGTCAGCAAGTGATACAGCTCGCGGATGCCGGTCAGACGCGGCACGTCCGCGAACTGCGCCTCGACCGGATAACCCATCAGCCGGTCATACGCCGCCTGCAGCCTGTCCAGGTCACTCCACATCGCGTTTACGATCGGGGCCGGCCGGCGACCGTCGCCGACGGCGTGCCCCATGCCCTGAATGCTGGCCGGCCCGGCCAGCGCCGCGGCCGCCGCACGCGCCCGCACCACTTCCGCATCCAACTCGGCCGGGCTGAACACACGCGCCTGGCCGTCCAGGCCGGTGAAGTGCGCGCGCACCAGGCTCGTGATCCCCTCCGGCAGATTCGCCGTGGCCAGCCGCATCTCCAGCAGTTGCGCACACTGCGCGCGCTGCACGGCTTCGGTCTGCTCCCGCTCCGCGCGCTGCAGGGCAAGAGTCAATTCGTCGTGACTCGGGCCGCCAGCCGGCGCCGGCACCAGAGAAGACAGGCTCACATTCGCCGGCGCTTGTGTCGCCGCCGTCACACTCACAGACGTGGTCGAGGCATCCCCATGCCTCGAACCCACGCCCGTTTGGTTCTGTTCGTTGCTCATGTTGTTGCTCCCTTGTCGAATGGAATTGAGAACACGACTGACTTCACCGCCTGCCGCAGCCTCGTAGACCTCGTCGACCGACCACACCTTCGTAATCTCCGCGATAGCGCGCTTGCCGTTCTTCAACTCCGGCTCCCACTTGACGCTGAGCAACGCGCTCAGCCCCAGCCGGGGCGGAGTGACGCCAGCCTCTCGCATCGAGGCGATCAGGTCCAGCCGCTCGATCGCTCGCTCGGACTGCTGCAGCCTGAACACGTGTAACTCGCCGAGCATCGCGTTATCCACCACCGAATAGCGCGGGAACTGAACCGTCCCCAAAAAGCGCTCCACGCTCGGCGACTCGAAAAAGCCCGGATGATCGACAAACATCGAGGCGTTCGCCCACAGCGGCGCGCTGCGCTGCAGCACCTCGCTAGGCAGCACCCACCCGTT